TTTTGTATTAAACCGTGTACTTGATAGCATTGAGATCAGTGCCATGGGTGATACAGCTCACAAATACACCACTGGATTGGCAGCTGATACCATAACTGTAACCTTCCTAAACAATGACATTGCAACAGGTGCAGGTTCAGTTCGTGCAACCCTTCAGGCTGCATTCGGAACTACTGTTGCTTTTTCAGCCCTTCAAGATACAAGCGCGGCTGTATCATCAACCAATCCATTATACACAGGCACAATTTTGGTTAACGACTTAACCGATATTAATGCACCTTCTCCAGCTGATATTGCTACAATAGATATTACATTTACTTGCAATAGCAAAACGGCTGTTGCGACAACAGGTACTTTCTAATATAAAGGAAAAAATGATTAAACTTAAAATAACCAAGGCTTCAGGTGAGGTTGCAGAATACGAAATCACACCTGCTATTGAGTTTGCATTTGAATCACATTTTAAAAGTGGATTTCATAAGCGATTCCGTGATGAGGAAAAGCAAAGTGATGTTTACTGGTTGGCTTGGGAATCTGAAAGGCGTAATGGCAATTACCCTGCGCCTTTTGGAGATTCCTATTTAGAAACTCTATCAAAAGTGGAGATTCTTGACGCTGACTCCCCAAATGGATAACGCGGGATTCCTTTCACTACCTTGTTGCTAGGTTAGCAATTACAACAGGACTTCCGCACCAAACTTTTATTGACATGAACAGAGATTTATTAAGGGCAACCTTGGCTGTTCTAAAAGACGACGCAAAGGCTAGGGAAAATGCCAACAGAGGTAAAAGGACTCATAGAGCTTAAAAAAGCTCTTAAAGACTACGCCCCTAACCTTGCTACGCAATTAGACGACCAAATGGGGTTAGCCCTTGGTGGTGTAGTTAAAAAAGCACAATCCTATGCACCTGCTACTTCACCTTTAAGCAATTGGAGTTACAGAAAACGATCTGAAAAAAATGCAGAAGGCAAAAGAAAGTTTCCTTTGTACAATTCCGCAAAAGTAATTAAAGGTATTCAATACAGTGGAACTCCACGCAGAGCCAATAAAAACGGCTTTAAAGCAGTTTATTACATAATTAATAAATCAGCTGAAGGTGCAATTTACGAAACAGCTGGTAGAAAAAATCCTAATGGTCAACCTTGGGTTGGGCGCAAAGGTGACCCCAACGATCACGGCGTTAGTCACTCAAATAATCCAAATGCAGGTAAACAATTTATTCAATCATTTGGTCAGATTTATCAAGGCAACATTGAAAGTTCAACAAAAAAAGGTCGTTACATGAAAGGTCGTTTGATCTTTCGGGCTTGGGCTGAGGACGGTGGCAAAGCAAACGCAGCTGCTTTAACTGCTATTTACAATGTAAATGAGCAATTTACGAGAAAGCAGTATTTTAGAAAGGTCACTAAATGAGTATTGTAATTGATATTGCCGCGCAATTTACTGGCAAAAGGGCTTTTGCTCAAGCTGAAAATGCAGCTGACAAATTGGGCAGAACTGTAAAACATGCACTCATTGGAGTAGGCGTAACTGCGTTTGCTAAGTCTGCAATATCGGCTTTTGCTGCCCAAGAAAAACAACTTACTCTTTTTAAGAACTCATTAAGAACCATTGGATTTGAGTTTGCAACTAACGACTCATTAGCATTTTTAAACAGTCTTAAACTTCAATATGGAGTTACAGACAGTCAATTAATTCCAGCATACGAACAACTTTTGACAACTACTCGCAGTCTTGCAGCTTCTCAAAATCTTACAAATGTGGCAATGGATATTGCAGCACGCCAAGGCATTAGTGTAACTGAAGCGGCTGACGCATTGAGTAAAGCTTATCTAGGTAACACAAAAAGTGTTGGTGCATTAGGTTTGGGCATAAGCAAAGCCACATTAGCTTCAGGCGATTTTGCTCAGATATTGAAAGAAATTACAAATGTAACGAAAGGTTCTGCTTCTGCTGCTGCCGATACTTTCGCAGGCAAACTTGCTAGGGTCAAAGTTGCAGCCGATACAGCTAAAGAAAGTATTGGTGCAGGTCTAGTTGAAGCATTAATGCAGATAACTAAATCAACAGATATAGAAGCATTGCAGGGAAAGATAATTAATTTTGGTAATTCTGCTGCTGAAACTTTAGGTAATATAGGCAAAATTATTTCAGATAATATAGTTTTAATTAAAGCTTTTGGCGCATTAATGATTGCTGCTTTTGCAATAAATAAAATTGCAGCATTTATCATAGCTTTAGAAAAAGTTATCAAAACTGTAACAATGTTGAGAAACGCTGCTCTTGCAACAGCCGCAGCGGAAATGTTTATGCTCAATCCCCTTGCTGGGGCGGCAATGACAGCTGGCATGTTTGCCGCTATTGGTTTACTAATTAAAGGTGTTGACGCTTTAAGCAATTCAACAACAAGAGCAACAGAAAATCTAAGTAATTTATTTGGTGCAAGTAAGGCATTGGGTGTAGGTGGAGATCAAGGCGGTTCTGCTAAATATGCTGAGGGTGCAGCTGCTAGGGCTGCTAAAGAAGCTAAAGACGCTGCCGCTGCTCAATTAAAAGCAACTAAAGCTCAAACCAAGTCAATTCAAGATCAAAACAAACTTAAAAAGGCTAACGCTTTATTTGATCTTGACCAAATACAAATTATGGCTGCGCTTCAAAATCAATTAAGTGATGATGAAAAATTAAGATTACAATTAAAACTTGCTTTAATTCAAGGTAACGCTACCGAGGCAGAGCGTTTATCAGCTCAACTTGCAATTTCTCAACTTAAAACAACTAATCTTGCTTTAGCAATTGCCAACTTACCACCTGCCTTAAATCCATTTAATGACTACCCAAATGATGTTAAAAATGCAATTGAGGAAATCAATGGAATCCAAACTGCACTTGATAAATTAAAAGCACCAAAATTAACGGTAATTGTTGACACTCAATATACAGGCGGAATTACTGGGGGCGGCACAGCTGGGGGCGGTTATGTTGCGCCTCAACCTAGCCTTGGTGCTGCTACAAACGGAATAGCGGGCTTAGGCATGGGTGGAGATCAAGGCGCAACCGCAAGAGCTTTAGAGCAGGCTAGAACAGATTTAACTAACTTAGAAATGGCTTTAGGTCGTGGCGGAGATCAAGGCGGGTCGGCTAGAACAAATGTAACCGTAAATGTGGCTGGAAATGTGATTAGTAATAAAGACCTAGCTGACACAATTCGAATGCAATTAGTTGACTCATCAGCTTCAGGTTCTTTCTCAAGTATTGGGCGAGTAAGAGATTACAATTAATGCCTCTACCAGTAACCCTTAAAGTAACTTTAGATTTCAGTTCAGGCGCAACATTTGGTTATCCTATGGTGCTTGATACTGGTATTTTAGATCAAGATATTTTGGGAGTTGATGGAACTTCAACATTAATTGCAGATTTAACAAGTGTAACTAGACAAATAAACATTACTCGCGGTCGTAGTATTGGGCGGGACACATATGAGGCTGGTACGGCAATTGTCACCGTGTATGACAACTCAGGAAACTTTAACCCTCAAAATACAGCAAGTCCGTATTACCCTTATGTAACGCCATTAAGAAAAATTAGAGTTTCGGCAATCTATGGCGGAACAGAGTATTTTCTTTATAGTGGTTATGTGCAAAATTATGCTTACAGATACGACCAAGCTGAAAATGTTGGTTACACAGATATTTATTGCAGCGACGCTTTTAGACTGTTTAATTTAGCGGTTATTAATGCAATTACAGGCTCGGCGGCTGGTGAAGATATTGGAACAAGAATAAACAAGATTTTGGATACCGTAGAGTTTCCAACTGGTATGCGCTTAATAGACACTGGTAATTCAACTGCTCAAGACGATACTGGTACAACACGAACTTCTCTAGCAGCAATTCAAGCGGCGGAGTTTTCCGAACAAGGAGCTGTTTATATCAATTCCGAAGGCAATGTTGTATTTAAGAACAGAACCAGCACAATTTTGGCTTCAGGTAATACACCAATTGAATTTAATCAAACAGGTGGAATACCTTACAAAAATATTAAATTAGCGTTTGACGATAAGTTAATTTTAAATGTTGGCAAGTTTAAGCGGGTGGGTGGGGTTGAACAGATTTATACAGACACGGAAAGCGTGGCAACCTATTTTCCTCACACCCTTACAGCCGAAAACCTAATTCTTGAAACAGACGCTGAGGTCTTAAATGCGGCTACTTTATTTATAGCCTCAAGAGCCTCAACTACGATACGCATTGATGAAATGGTTATTGACATGTTGGATACAAATGTCCCGACGGCGACCATTTTAGACATTGATTATTTTACAAATGCCTTAATTAGCAATATTCAACCCGACGGCTCAACGATTACCAAGAATCTATCAATCCAAGG